TGCCTGATGCGAACGCAGGCTGACCGTTGAAGTTCGGCACTGGCACTGCGAGTGGTCGCTTCTGATCATCGACTGCAGCCAAGATGAACGCAAGTCGGCGTGGGTGCATCAGGATAAAGTTCGGGCCGGCGAAGAAGTTCGTCTGAATTCTTTGCACGCAGTCCAAAATCTTTGGGTACAGTTCGGCGACTGTTGGTGATGCGTCTGTGTATGTCACGACCTGTGTGATCACATTCGTAAGCGATGTCGCTGATGTGGTCACATTGAGTGAGTCGAGATTCGTGTGGTATGCGCTGACGAGATCAGCCATGACGAGTGAGTCGATGTTCGTACCGCGCTCGATCGCCTGACGGCTGACATTCTGCTGACCAGCGACAGTCACGACTGACACATCGAGTTTCGTGTCGTCCATGTTGGTCTCTTGCACTGCAGCACCTTCTGTTTGTACTGCTGTGGCTGAACCTGTTGTCACTTTGCTGATGCTGATCGTGAGACCTGCGTCTGGCAGTTGGTGTTTGCGTGCTTGGTCAAGGAACGGCCTGCCTGCACGAGCGAACGGTGCGGCGAGATCGGTCAAGAATTGTGGCACGACGAGACCAGCGAAGTTTGCGCTAGTCACATCACGACGCTCTATGCGTTCTTCGTTCATGTGACGAGCGAGACGCTCTTTAGCCTGATAGTCGTTTGAGAACTGTGCAGCGTATGCGTCACGCACGAACGATGTCTCAGCGTGTGGCGAGTAGGTGCGTGGCTCAGACTTTACTGATGTCTGTGACACTACTGTCTCGATGCCTGATGCTTTGCGTGCTTCTGCTGCTGCCGCGTTGCGTGCTTCGAGTTCTGCATGTCGTTTGATTTGCTCGTCGAGATCGCGCACGATGTCGAGTGTCGAGACGACTTGTGAGTCTTCTTCTGTGGTGAGTGCACGCGATTCGGCTGCTGCTGCAGCGACGAGTGCATCTGCTTTTGCGAGTTCAGCGTCACGCTTCTCGATGAGTTGCTTTGAGTAGGTCATGTTGTAATCCTTTGGTGAGATGTCTGATGATGATCTCAGTGGCTCGCTCAGTGACCAGAGTGGTCGGCTGCGAGTCGGCTGACTAGCGGTGACGAGCCAACATGATCTGTGCTTTGCGCACAGAGATGTCAGTCGTCGGTGTCAGATTAGCATCAGTTTTTAGTTCGCGCAACTCTGCCATCGTCTGCTCGTAGGCAGGGAAGGTGACGACACTGACATCGAATAGTTGCACTTCTTTGAGTTCTCGAACGGTGCGATCGTCTGACCATGAATCTTTGATTGTGCGAAACGCGAACGACATCTGGCTCAGATCACCGCGACGCATGGCCGAGATGACTCGTGCAGCGTCAGGGTTCGCAGGGTCGAGATCGGCTGATACCTTCAGGCCGCGCTCATCTTCTTCGAGTTTGAGCGTTCCTGATTTAGTGCGTGCGAGTGGCACACCTTCATGATCTATGAGTAGTCGTACATCTGCACCATCTTTGATCGTCTTGGTAAATGCGCCACGCTTTACATACTCTGTGAACGGCATCGGTTCAGATGGCGAGTCAAAGACTGCAGCGTATCCGACTAGCGTGTTGCCGTCGCCGATCTCTCGCATTTCGAGAGTCGTATATGCGACACGACGCTCATCTGCGCCAGTGATGCACCAGCGATGCTCTCTGTCTGATCTCTCGATGCTCATGGCCGTGATGTTATCTGATTCTGTGACATCTGCGCATCTGGTCTGCTCATCATCTAGTTGTTTGATGATGCGCTCACCGTATGCCTGCGCACGCTGCGCTGACTCGCGTGACGAGCCGCCGCCCCAGAGCAGCATCGCGACTAGACCTGCTGTGATCTCGTCGCCTTCCACTGCGCTCAGATCGCCGATGTGTCGTGCTATCCATGCAGGTATCTTCCGCCATTTGGCTTTGCTGATCTCACCATCGGCCATGCGTCGAGCATCAGCCACAGTCGCAGGCATCAGACCGTCGCCAGAGAAGCCCTGCTCATGCAGTCGCAGGCCGCGTCGAGCAGACTCACGCATGAACTCTGGTGCAGATAGATCGACTGCTCGATACTCGTCACCAGTCATCTGCTCTGATTCGTCGATCTCGTCTTCATCATCTTCTTCTTCAGCCATATCTGACTCGTATGACGACTTTGCCTGTGTCAATATCGCCATAACTGCGTCAATAGCGGCGATAAACTCTTCGTTTCGGGTCGCTTTCATGCTCGATGCACGCAGGTCTGCGATCGGTGTCAGGGTCGATAACTTGTGGCCGACGAGCGTATCTGTGGCAGACCAGCCATCATCGGTCTCTCTGTAGAGCCTGATCAGTGCTGCAGGGTCATCTTCTGTGCCTGTGATAGTGAAACTGCTATCAGGAATATTGAGATCACCACTGGTGACGATGCGCACGATACGGCCACGAGCACGGCCGCCTGATGAATCCCATGATACGAAGTCACCTGATGCCAGTGCTCTAGTCGTCTGCTCGGTCATATCTGTCTCATCTTCCTGTCTGATCTCGCCTAGTGGCTCGACATCTTCGCTCAAAGATACGACGACCATCTGATCGACCGCATCTTGTTTAGTTTCGTGGCAACCGATAGTCGTATATGAGCCATCGGTCTCACGCTTCACCGTCGCCCAGCCTGCGCAGTCACTCTGCTCTTGTGAGATTCCGTATGGCATATCAGTCGAGATCAGGTGTCAGAACTTTGACTGCATGTGTGCCAGACGCGACGATGCCATACACCTGCTCGTTCGTCGGTACGAATAAATCTTGTGATTCGCCGTTGCCGAGATGATAACCGCTCGTCGTCGTCACTGCTGAGCCGCCAATGTATATCGTCACACCTGCGCTGTTATGCAGATAGACGGTGCGCGGCTTGTCATCTTTAGGCACGATGAGAGTCGGTGCATCAGTCACGGTCACAGCAGTCGAGATCATGGCATCATTTCTCTGGCGGTGTCGTATCTGTGCCGACCGGCGGTGTCGTCGATGGTGCGACGAAAGTATCGCCGCCATCATACGGTTCACGGTTCTCTTGTTCGCGTGCTTCGTTCGGTGACAGAGTGCCAGAGATGATCTGTATCTGCTGAGCCTTTACTCTCGTCATCAGGTCTGCTCGTTGGAACTCATCTGCGTTGAACCTGACTCGCTGTGTGAGTGGAAGCATCTCGCTGAGTGCATCTTCGAGTCGTCGCATAAAAGGAAGTAGTGTGTAGCGCACGAAGTTGATACCAGCAGACTCGATGTTCTGATATGTCTGCGAGTCACCACCTGTGCCGTTGATGAGATGTAGCGGTATGCGATAGACGCGAGAGATATCTCTAACGATCGCTTCACGATGTTCGAGCATCTGCATGTCTGCTGCACTGGTCGTGATAGGCCGCCACTTCAGGCCGCCTGTGAGCACAGCAGGTTTGCGTCGTCGCACATGCGAGTCTTCCCATGTGTCACGCAAGACTTGTGCCTGCTCAGGTGTGATCGTAGTGTCTGTCTCTAGCACGCTCGACGGTGTACCGCCTTCGCCGTAGAACTGTGCAAGGAATCTATCCATCGCGATCGACATGCCGATCGTGTTGCGCATCGCTTCGAGTGGCGAGATACCGACCATCTGATTCGGTAGCAGCAGCCAGTGAATCGCTCTGATGTCTTTGCTTGTGAGCACTGTCTTGTTGCGCAGTGTGTACTCGATCGAGCCATCATCTGAGTATTCAAGATTTTTGATATCGCGTGGGTGAATGTTGCGCATCTCTGATGGCAGACCACCTGTGGTGCGTGGCGCATATATGTAGGCGTTGCCGTGTATCGCGAGAGCGAGCATGGTCTGATGTACGAACTCGAACATCGTTTGATGTGCATTCGGTTTGATCAGCACAGATGGTGTTGGTAGTCGCTCGATGCGACCGGCGCGTTGTCTCGTCAGTTCGAGTGGCATAGATGCGATCGAGTCTGCGAGAAGATTCGTAGCACCTAGCAGAGCAGATGATGCGAACGCTGTGAGTTCGGTGACTATCTCACCAGACCAGTTGTTGAAGTATGGTCGAGCCGTGATCTGATATGGGTCGATAGATGTCGGCAGTGCGCGACGCTCAGTGTTTCGCCACAGACTCATGCGAGTAGGCCGCCGAGTAATATCAGACCGACACCTGCAGTGATCACTGCGAGTGGCAACCAGATCATAGATACACCGATGACGATCAGTGCACCGCCGAGAATCTCGATGGTCGTCGTCACAGTATCTTTAGTCATGCCCATACCTGCACAATGTTAGGCGATATCACTGCAGTCTGTCTCAGTGTCGCTCTATCTAGTGCCATCACGAGTGCGATAGCAGCGTCGATCTTACGCTTCGATTTACCTTTTGACAACCGCCAACCCTGATCGGTCATGCGCTGTGCAGCCGACAGCACCTGATCGGTGAAGGTAGGTGCGCCATCATGCGTGACTTTCTTGTTGATGATCATCTCGTATGCGTGACCGCATGCAGGAATCATGCGCTGACTCGACTGTGGAAACTCGACCATAGGCAGACCGTCATCAGCCAGATGCTCTGCTGATCTCTGAAAGTATGCAGGGTCATAGACGATCTCTTGCACGGTGTATCGCATGTGTAGAGAGCGCAGATACTGCTCGACACCTGCGACATCGACACCTTCGTCTCTCGGTTGCCATATCTGTGCGCGTGTCACGGTCACACCGTCAGCCTGTGGCTGTGCGATGACGACTGCGATCGAGTCGTGTTTGAGTGCCATGTCTAGGCCGACGAACACTGGCAGAGAGTCATCGAGTGCCCGATCTGATGTGCACGCTTCCCAAGCCCCTGCAGGTAGCCAAGATTCCTGTGTGCGTACCCACTGATTTAGTCGCCATCTTCTAAACGCTGCTTCATCTGTCTGCTTCATCGCAGTGCGCATGTCGTCGATGTCGAGCAAACGCTCGTGCAGATTCGGATTGCAGACACGCCATGCTGACTCGTCGCCGATCGCACAGTCTGCCGGTGCTTCCCACCACCAGAAGCCGAACGATGGGTCGTCGATCTCACCTGCTGCGCACTGCTTGCCGTACTGATACAGGCGACCTGCCACAGTGTCTAGGTCATAGCCTGCAGTCGTGATCGAGACGATGAGCGGCTCTAGTCGTGCACCTGAGCCGAGAGTCATCTGATCATAGAGATCGCTCGTGCTCTGATTCCAAAGTTCGTCGAATAGCACAAGTGACGGATTCAGACCAGCCTGACCTTTGAACTCTGATGAGAGTACGCGCAGGATAGAGCCGAAGCGTGGCATCTCGATAACATCGCGATACACCTTGCACTCAGCGGCGAGCACAGGTGATGACATCACCTGAGTCTTCGCTTCGTTGAAGATGATGCGAGCCTGCTGACGGTCGCCTGCGACCACATAGTTCTCTGCACCAGACTCACCAGCGATCAGACCATAGACAGCGATGGTCGAACCCATCAGAGATTTGCCGTGTTTGCGTGGCAGACCTATGAGTGCTCGACGGTAGCGCAGACGGCCTTCAGGTGTGCGCTCGAATAGTGCACGCAGAAGCCACTTCTGCCATGTGGTGAACTGTAGCGAGTCACCGGCTCTAAACCCTTTGAGAACTAGGAAGTGCTCGCGAGCGAAGTCGATGATCTCGTCACCGTCAGTGGTCTTGCAGAGTCGCGGTGTGTAGTAGGTCGGCTGCCATCTAGCCGTTGGCTGCATTCCGTTTCGCTTCGATGCGTCGCCTGATCTCTGAGAACTCATGTTGTTTCACTTCCCCTAGTCCTAGACTGGCTCGATCTGTAGGCGAGAATCCTATCTGACTGAGCACACTCGTGATCTGTCTGTCGATCTCACGCAGGCCGCGACGCTCGCGCCATGCAGTCGCATCAGTGAACACGACCTGTCGCAACACGCTGCGCTCGTCAGTCATCTCGCATGCCATGAGAACTAGATCACCGTCGAGCGACGGCCTGAGCCATGCCGCGCCAGAAGTCCACACTCGCTGCCACAGAGCGCGACCGTGCTGACCGAGTGGTCGATGCGGCTCAGGTATCTGAGACGCGAGAGATGGCAGTGCAGTGATCGTCGCCTGCGACGGCAGTTTGCGACCACCGACATTACCGAGCCGACGCTTCTGCTCGACAGGCTTCGGCCGACGACCAGAGTTC